TGACGAGGTTCACATGGCTAAGGCAGATGCACTTAAAGAGTTATTGACAGGTGTCATGTCAAACATTCCGATTCGTTGGGGCTTGACTGGAACAATTCCTAAAGCAATTTTTGAAGCACAAGCAATTTATGTTAGTCTTGGCAATGTTATCAATAAACTAAGTGCAAGTGAGTTACAGGAACGAGGTGTACTTGCCCAATGTCATGTCAACATTGTACAATTACAAGATAGTGTAGAGTTTAGTAACTATCAAAGTGAGTTGAAACACTTGTTAGAAGATGCTAAAAGATTAGACACGATGGCTCAACTGATACTAAATATCAAGGAATCAGGAAATACCTTGGTTCTAGTTGACCGAGTCAACGCAGGAAAAGAACTAATAAGTAGATTGCCTGATGCTGTGTTTGTTTCGGGCAACACAAATATGACTGAAAGAAAAGAGGAATACGATGAAATTGCCACCAGCACAAACAAAATCATTGTCGCAACTTACGGTGTGGCAGCGGTTGGTATTAACATACCACGAATATTCAACCTTGTTCTTATTGAACCTGGCAAGAGCTTTGTTAGAGTCATCCAAAGCATTGGTAGGGGTATTAGAAAAGCGGATGACAAGGATTTCGTCCAAATATGGGACCTCACAAGCTCCTGCAAATTTGCCAAAAGACATTTAACGCAACGCAAAACTTTCTATCGTGAAGCAAACTACCCATTTGCTATAGAAAAGTTGACATATAGAAAATAAAGTAGTATAATAACAACATGCGAATTTTAAATTTAGAAAACAACAAATATTTTAACCTAGAAACATTACCCGATGAAATAGACGATTTACGTTTTGCAATATTGGACAATAGTAATCCATCAAACGTAGATTATCATTATATTCCTCTAATATTTTTAGAAAGTTTTAACAGCCCTGCACTAGTATTACGTATTGGTGATAGAACAATTAAAATGCCAGTAGACTGGCAAATATTGATTGGTGAACCAGAGGTAGGCGACTTAGAAACATTACCTTTAACAAGTATCAATGACAGGGGATTTAAAGCATTTGAGTTCAATCCATTAAGTGCATTTAGACCTAGTTTCCCTGATATTGAGATAGTAGATATATACCATGATGTAACTTGGTATGCACCTAGATTAAAGAATGGGCAATTTTTGTGTATTCCTATTGATGATGGTCCTAAACCAAGATGTGTATATTTTGTGAAGGAAATCAGTAGGAATTGTGAAATCGTTGATTACAATTTGTCTTGGTGATGGCAACAAAACCTAAAACATCCGCAGATGAAAAGTTTGAAAAACAAGACTTTGACTTGTTTGATGCACTTGCGGCATTAGACAAAAAAGATTACGGATACTTTGATAGATTGACAAGTGAACAACAGAAAAAGTTTGTTCCTTATATGATGACACATTGGATGAGTCAGGTCAAAGCCAATGGCGGTGTTCAAGAATATTATTTGCGTAGTGTAGATTATTATGCAAACCAACATTTGTTTAATGAAAATGTGCAAAAGCATCCTAAACTACAATGGTATATGTTATGTGCGGCAAGCCCTAGTATGGGTAAACAATTTCATCAATGGGTTCCGCATCTATCAAATAAAATATCACAATTAAAAGAAGTTCCTAAAGAGAAAGATGTGGCGGAGTATTACGCTAAGATTTATCCTAAGTCAGATGACGCTACTAAAAGATTGGCAAGTGAATTTGTTGATTTACAAAAGACAAAGGTATATCTAGCACAACAATATCCCGAATTAAAACATAGTGATATAGATTTATTAAGTCAGTTGGTAACCGATGAGGATATCCGTAAGTATGAAGAAGATAGAGGAAACTAAAACAGAATATGGTTGTGAGTTTTGCAACCGTAAGTTTGTGCGTGAAAAAACATTACTTACACATATTTGTGAGACAAAGAATCGTTGGCTAGACAAAGATAAAATTAGCAATCGGTTAGGCTATCAAAGTTTTTTACAATTTTACACAAAGCACACTACTGCAAAGAAACCTAAACCATATGAAGATTTTATCAAAAGTGCATACTATATTGCCTTTATCAAGTTTGGTAGTTTCTGTTCTAACGTCAACGTAGTTAATGTCAGTCGTTATGTAGATTGGTTATTGGGTGAGAATATCAAACTTGATAATTGGGCAACTGATAGTAACTATACTAAATTCCTTATTGAATATCTACGCAAAGAAGATCCATTCGATGCACTTGCTAGAAGTGTAACATACTGTGCTGAATTAGCAGAAAAAGATAACATTCAACCAAACGATGTTTTGCGATATGGAAACACTAATCGAATATGTTATGCTATAACAACGGGTAAAATAAGTCCATGGATGCTTTATTGTAGCAATAGTGGTGTCCAATTCTTAGAGACATTAAATCCAGATCATGTTAGAATGATATCTGATTATATAAATCCAGAACAATGGGCATTGAAGTTTCATCGTGAACCAGAACTTAAAGAACGAATTAAAGACACGCTTAAACAAGCCGGCTACTAGAGTACGTATCCCTTGGAAGAAGGGTGATACTATTACATCTTGGAATGAAACTTGTGCATGGGCTATAGAACACTTTGGCTTACCGGGTAATAGATATGCAACATATCCCAGGGAAGACTATATGGATTTCTTATTCTTTGATGAAAAAGATGCAATTCATTTTAGTTTAAGGTGGCTATGATTAAGAAAAGACAAATGACTAACAAGTTATATGGTTCCAATGGTGGCTGGGCGGCAATGCGTAGTGTAACCTATGATGGTGGGGGCAATGCATTTGGTTTACCTTACCATAAAGTTACGCCTATAGTATCATCCGGAGAATGGAACGAAATGATTGCTTGGTGTGTTAATACATACGGACCCAGCGGTACAAAAGAAAATCCTGGTGTATGGACAGCTAATGAACGCTGGTATGCTAACAATGCTAAGTTTTGGTTTAGAGACAAGCCAGATTGCGAATGGTTTCTGTTGAGGTTTCAATGATTAATTTACATGAATGGAAAATGACCGACAAAGGTTATATACGTACAGTTGAGTCTACCGACATTATGTTGTCATCATCATTAAGAGCAGAGGTATACGATTGGTGCTGGGAAAAGAGTATACTTGTAGCACTAGAAGGTATAATGGCGGGCATGGATGTTTGGCAGATTCGGGATAAGAAACATCGTATGTGGTTTACATTGAGGTGGACATGAGTAAAAGAAGATTAATAATTTTAGGTTGTAGTTTGTCCGCTGTTGGACATTTAAAAACATGGGGTCAACAAGTTGCAGAATCATGTGATTTAGAAATGATAAATCTAGCTGTTCCTGCATCAAGTAATCAACTACAACTACATCGTTTTAAAGAATTTGTAATTGATAGTACTATTTCAGAGGACGATATTATTATCTGGGAAATTACAGGAATAGAAAGATATCATAGTAGAAGAAAACTAAATTTAATTGAAAAATTTATAAAAAATAGTGCCACATTTTGTAGTGAAAGAAAAAATCTATTTGATAACGAATACAGATATGATTTATTATGTAATCATTCTGATGCTAAAAAAAATCATAATAACAAGGATTTTGAACAATTATTAGAAGATATTTTATTTCATTTATTGGTTGCAAAACAATTTACTAATAATGTGATTGCATTAGCAGGCTGGAGAATGGCATTATTTGACGAATATTATGATAAATTTTTTAATATTTTGAAATCAAAAAATATTGAATTCGTTGAAGAACCTATCTTGGAATATTCTATAAAAAACAATATTCCTTTATGTGATGACTTCCATCCTAATGAAGAAGGATATGTTTCATACGCTAATAATTGTGTAATTCCTAAATTAAAATCATTGAATCTTGTATGACTAACAAGCGTGAAGTAAAAGAATTAGGTCCTTTTCAATATTGGACCGAACATTATTATGGTAGTAAGAAAACAATTACTACTATAAGTTGGAAAGGTCATGGAGAAGTTAACTCCGAAGAAATACGTGATTGGTGTATTCAAACCTTTGGTAAGAGTGGTTATCAGGAAGAAATCAATGATAGTTTATGGATTGACAACATAGAAAAAGATGAGATAATGCTATGTAGAGAAGAATACCTAACACTGTTTTTATTAAGATGGACCTGAACACAGAAGAAACATTCAATAAGACTTATGACCGTTTAATGAGAACAGGACGTTCACATACAGTCTGGGTTACCACAAACAGGATCACAGAGACACAACAGTGGTGTCGTGCAAATTTAGGTAAAAGATGGAGTTTTGATAATAGAAATGGTGTATGGGGATGTTTCTGGGGTGGGCCGGAAAGAAAGTCAGAATACAGATTCAACTTTGCCAGAGAAGAAGATAAAATTTGGTTTATTTTGAGATGGCTATAACTATAAAACTTAAACAAGGATTAAGTTCGAAAGAAGAACAATGGCTAGCAAAGAATGTTGGCCGTAGAATGCATTACATTCACAACAGTATTGGTGGAGAGGGTTGGATTGCTAAACAAACTTGGGACCCGGGTGTAAGTACAAAACACTGGACTCTTACATTTGAGAATGAAAGTTATGCTAGTTTCTTTGTGATAATGTTCCCGCAATGATTGAAGTTAAAATGATTGGTATGTTGCCCGGACGAGCTATGGAAATAGTGCGTGAGTTACGTAGTACCGGACATGTTCAAGGTATTGATTATGATTTTGAATATCATAAGCCCGAAAACAATGACTGGAGTGCTGGAGAAGAGTATAATGAACGATATACAATATTTACATTCTATAAGGAATCATTAGCAACTTGGTTTGCACTGAAATATCAATAATGGCAATAATGAAACCATCAGGTACATTCATACCCTTACCAATCAATGAAGACCGAATAGAGTATGAGATATTTGACCGTACTTACATGAGTCGTGGTAACAGAAAATCATATGTATATGAATGTAAGAGTAAAAAAGAAGATCCAAGTGTAATTGTAAAATGGTGCAGACGTAATTTTGGTGAACGTGGTATGGGATGGGACTTTCTATTAACCTCAGGAAATGTTACACTTATAATCTGGGAAGATAAATTTAAAACTATGTACGAAATGTGGAAAGTATAGTATGGCAGATATAATGATTGATATTGAAAGCCTAGACACATCGCCTGATTGTGTTATACTTACTATCGGTGTAGTATTGTTTGATCCTAAAGGTCAAGGTATTATTGAACGATTAGAACTAAGACCAACGATAGAAGATCAAACAGAACTTTATAACAGAGTTATCAATGATGATACATTACGTTGGTGGGGAGAACAAAGTGAAGCCGCACAGGAAGAAGCATTAGGTGATAGAGATAGAGTATCATTTAAAGATTGTATGGATACACTTTATAAATGGTGTTGGAAATATAATAATGGTCATGTGTGGAGCAACGGTGCTAGTTTTGACATTGTTGTAATGGAAAGTGCATGGCGAAACTTTAAACAATTGCCACCTTGGAGTTTCTGGAACATTAGAGATACTAGAACTATCTATGATATTACCGGTGTTAAACTTAAGTCAGGCGGACATGTCACTAGTCACAAAGCAGTTGAAGATGCTGAACGTCAAGCAATTGTTGTACAGCAAG